GGAAGAATCAGTAACACCTACATGACCACCACAATAGCCGGCTCTAGTCATAGCAACATATGAAAACCAGCTTGCCTAGTCTCATCAGTTTCCTCAGTTTCAACAATGTAATGTGAAACACCAAAACCATTGTTATAGTACTGCACAGTACCCTTAACATTCAAAAAACCAGAGAATCGGTGGCGCATGTTTGAAAGGTAACCAGTTATGAACTGCTCAGATGCCCATTGACTACGAAGGTCTTTGCAGTCAGGGGCATTTGGTAAATGAAACATAATTAAGTCACGCTTAAGGTTTTTAGGTGACTTCATAATCACACTAAACGGAAATTCAATAACATGTCCTTTATTATTAGTCAACTTAACGTTAACTGTTTCAGGATCAACATCGTTTTCAAACGCTTTAGCTAAAATCATTTCAGCTGTGTGACAGTTCATGAGGAAACATCTCTCAGCAATCGCCGTTGCAATAGATAATGTAATATCTGAACCAACTGTTATGAGCCACTGAGAATTAGTAGACAACGTCATACATTGTTCAAGTGATGTATCAGCTTGATTGACTATAGAGTCATCATTAAATATATCACGAGCACGTCTACGACTATCACGTTGGAAGGTCTTCTTCTTATTACCAACTGGATTATATTGTGCTTGATTAGGTTGAGTCACAACACACTTCTGTTTCTTCGATGCTCCTCCAAAGATATATGTTGCTAATTTTATAAGTAACATTAAGGGGATGGCAACTTTAGAAGCTTGTAAAAACAAATCGAACATCTCAGATAAAAATAACTTAGTTGCAGATATAAATGTCTTTACATAATCATTATATATAATCATTACGGCATTCTTGATTGAAGATGAGATAGAAACAGTGGGTCTATTAACAATGGGTAAATCATCTAACAAGAAAATAATTTCCAATGTTTGTTGATCATAAGTTTCCTCTAACAACGCAATAGGTGTAACATTGTTACCCATTTTGATTTGTGCATCAGATTGCCTACAAATGTATTCTTTAACGAAATAAGGAATATTCTCAAAAGGTGTTCTAAATTTCACCATATACTTTAATGCAAAATAAGGTGAAGTTTTAAAGAGTGCATTTAAGAAATTAACCTCATCATTAACAACACGTTCACCCTTTTGGATAATGTAATTATAACAACAACTCCAAAACATAGGGTGTGTAGATTCTTGTGTAAGATCAAAAGGAAGTTCATGAATATTAACGAACTCATCAGGTAGTACACTATCAAAAAGCGTACTGTTAAAATGTGAGAATACACATTGTGTCTTTTCATCAAGATCGGAAAAATTACCATGTTTAGC